GCGGCATGCATGCATTTGTATATAGCTGCTTGATCATCGCCTCTATGCTATTTTCGCTGCCGGTACCATCCTGGTCAAACAGTTTATGCGATACCTTGTAAACTGAGCAAAGCCGCTTAAAATCCAAATTGCTTTGCTCCATTAAAGCCAGGTCGGCCATCTTCAACCCGGTCTGCAATAGCCCTGCCTTACCAGCCATAGGCATATAAGCATTTGCATTACTGTCGTCCTCAATCCAGCGCCTGTATGATTCCTTCCATGCCTCGTAACTCGGTGCATCCTCAGCCGCTGCGCCCTCGAGATAAATTATACCAGGTAAGCCGCCGTTTTTCATAGCTGCGGTACCCCTATCCATTGCAATGTCGAGCCGCTCCACTGTTTTCTTACCAGGTGTAAGCGGTGATACACCGCGAAGATGGCCGCCGTTAAGGTCATATACAGGGTTAGGCATTTTAATATGTAATACGTCCTCAGCCGGCACGTTTACCAGTACCCGCTTGCCCTGTATTGAAAAGTCATACCCGATTATTTTATATGGCCAATCACCAGTAATCTTTATTGCTGTATCACCGGCCGCAAAAATGTGCAAGGAAAGTACACGCCCGCCGCGCTCCTTACCGGTTTTCATCTTGTAAATAAACACCTCACCGTTGAGCAGGAAGAGCAGCATAGAAAGCTCGAAAAAATACCGCTGCGTCATATAGTCGTTAGGGTATTCAATGATGGTTGCAAGCGGGTCGCTATCTGGCACGTCCTCCATACTTTTGGTGCGGTATATCAACTTTTGCAGCGTCCCCTGCTTTGCCGTGTTGTACCGCTTTCTGAATTTAACCGCTTCTCGTTTTTCCCGATGCACGTAAATTGGCACTGCTGCCGTCGTTTCATACACCTTTTTTACCACGTTGTAAACATCGACTGCGTTTACAAAGTTCTGTATCTGGTTATTTGTGTCCCATGACGGGAAATAAGTACCGCCAGCAAATACTGGCGCCTGCACAAACCGGGTAAGGGCCTGGGCCTGCTTCAACTGTATATCTTTCATGCCTTGCACGGTCTGCACGGCATTGCTCATTTCGGCCTTTATGTCGGTAAGCTGCTTTTCCAGCAACTGCACTTTTTTGCGGTTAAATAAGTCCATAGCATAAAAATAACAAATTATCCAATAAGTACCGGCCGCGGCTTAAATAGTTCGGCGTACTCCCGCATCATAAACATATCCATTAAGTCAGGGCTTTCGCCGTTTAACCTGGCTTTCATTTCATCCTTACCAATTATACGCAACTTACCATCATGGTCAGCTTTTGCCCGCTTTATCACTTTACGCTCATGCATAAACCGCTGCCGAACGGTCATCTTTGTATCATACATCTTATGTGCAACCGCTGCCGATACGCGCATTTCGCCCCGCTTTACCCTGGCGCCGGACCGGTAGAAACACTGAGCTTTAAGGTTAAAATAGTTTTCAGCAATCTCACGGCCTGAAACAGGATCCTTTATTTTAGCTGCAGCCGCCCCGCCATTGAAAGGAGTTGCGTTTCGTATAAAGCCGTCGATAAAACTACCCACACCATCGGCATCGTAAATGATATCGGTATTTTTCACGCCGTAATGTGTTGCAACTGCTGCAATCAGGTCGATCACATCTTTGCCGTCGCTCTTATCCATTATTTCCACGTTTTCCAGGCTAAAACCATCCCAGTACCCGACAATAAATTTATTACTCCCTTGCATGGCAATATCAGCAGTAATGCACCGCTTGCCCTTCTCGGCCTGCCGTACATTGTCAAAAACGCCGGCAAAGTCGTGCGGGTTGTAAATGTCGTCGTCACTGGCAATATATTTCCAATTACCTTTAAGTAGTGCGTTCTGTGTCGCTACGTCCTGGCTCAGCAAGTTTGCCAAATACCCTGGGTTTACTGTCAGCAGTTCCCGGTTATCGTATATTGATCCGCTTACAAATGAAACAGACTTTACAAAGCTGCGCGGGTCAACGCCGGACCGCTCCACCAGTGGCGCCAGCAGGTACCAGGCCTTTTCTATCACTTCATCCTCAGTGTCGCCCCAGATATCCAGCTCATTATCTACAATAAGATACCGCACTACGCCGTCGCGCTCTGGTATCGGGTAACCTGTGTCGGGGTCTATCCACCAGCTTACAAAATTTGCTACCCAGCTGTCAGGGTCAGGGTTGCACGTTGCCCTCACATAAGGTTTAACTCCGCATTTTGACCGGTTCCTGGTCAGCAGGTAGAAAAACATTTTACGGCTGAAATGCGTAAGCTCATCAAAGCCAATGAAAGGTACCTGTGCGCCCTGCCAGTCAAAGATGTTTTTTTCGTGCTCGAGATGGGAAAACTTTATTTTATTATTGCCGTACTTTGGGAATATCCATTCTAAATACGATTCTTTTGGCTGCGCTCCAATGTACGGGTAAATGGTGGCGCTAGTATCCCATAGGCCGCCCTCGTTCCTTATCTGCGTCGTGGTGCGCCTGAAGATAACGCCACCAAACCCGGGCACATGGATATCCCTTATCGGTTCCAGTAGCAGTGCAAAGGTTTTGCCAACGCCGGCCGCCGAGCCAGAAATAAGAATGTCAGCCGGGTTGCTCAGTACCTTCTCTTGGTAACCCGGCTGAGGCCGGATTATTCGCCTGGTTTGTGTTTCTGCCATTTTCGGGTAAATATATTACTGCAGGTTGCACGTCATTCCCCTCGCTGTCGGTAAACCCAGTTTCAACCTTATCGCGCCACTTTGCACGCTGCCTGTTTTTAAGCCAAAATATGGCCGCAGTGGTATCTGGCGGGTAATGCTTTACGATAGGTGTTTCCACAATGCTAGAGCCCATGCCTTGTCCATCTGAAACAACCCGTATATCAACATCTTTATGCGAATAACCGTTCGCTCTTTTATACAATGATTCGGCTACTGTAGCGTCTGCATCTTCCTTGCCCTTTTTTATGGCATCTAAAAACTTTGGGTACTGGTTGAGGTAGTTGTAAAATGTAGCTACCGATATTTCAAAAAAGTCGGCCATCTCTTTATCGGTTGCGCCAAGCAGTGCCAGCTTGTACGCCTGCTTATTCATTTTAATATTGTACTTCGTCGGAGCCCCGCCCCCTTCTCCTTGCGCCATGTATTAAGTTTTTAAATTCCTGCAATGAAGTTACTACAAAATATTTATACCCTAAATTTAGTACCTTATCTGCAAATTTACGCTGATCCTCCCGAGGCGCCTCACCTGGCCGCTTTACTTCAATAAACCATATTTCACCACACTGAGGGAAATACACCATGTCAGCAGCGCCTTTAATCAACCCCATGCCACGCATCTGCATTGCCCTGATCTTGCTTTTTGGGTTGTTGTTGAGCTGGTAAAGCTGGTAACGCTCCTCCGGTACTTCGTTCCAATGCCAGGTAAAGCACTCGGCTTGTATTGCGTCCTCATATAGTTCCATAGTTCAATTTTAATAAACCCGCATTGCGCGGGCTGTTGTTTCTGTAATACGTTTTACAGTAATGATCCGGCCTTGCAGTTTGGGCGCCATTGATACCCGGAAGAGTGCAGCCTGTTTTTTACCTGGCCATGCAAAGTCGCGGTAATGCCCTACTTCCAAAGCCAGTATTTCAGCTATCAATATTTTGCGCTCCCGGTTTTCCATTTTAAGCCGTTTTTAAGTTTTTGCCTTGATTATGCCATTTTTGCCCCTAAATTGCCCCGCCACACCTTTAGGTGTAGAAGCCACACCTTTTTAAAAAAAGGTGTGGCGCTGTAACTTCGTGTGTTTCAATCAATTACACCAGCTTTCTACACCTTCCACACGTTTTTTGCATTTTTACTTCCTCCTGTATAAAAAAAACACTACTACTCCTTAATAAAAAAAATCTCTCTCACATATAAGTTTAAAACACTAAAAAAGGTGTAGAAGGTGTAGAAATGACAAAAATATAGCTGATTTTCATTGAGTTATAATACCACACCTTTTTTTTTAAAGGTGTAGAAACTACACCTTTAGGTGTGGCGGCGCTTTTTTCGGGGTAAAGTTTTATTGATAAATGCACACTGCAGCCTCTTGCAAAGCCGATGGATTAGCAGATATGGCCGGTCGTTGTATACCTCGCTGGTCATCAAGGTGCGCCGGTTTCCCGCCTGCAAAATGAAGTAAAAGCCGCCGTTTTTAGCTTTTTTTAAGGTAATGTAGTAGGTCATAGCTCCTCCATTTTTTGTATTGTTTTGAATATTTGATATGCCACCTGCGGCACTATTGCATTACCGTATGCCTTTATTGATTCGTTTCGCCACTTTGAAAAGGTAATTCCGTCCAGTTCGGAGGGAAGCCCATCATCTCCGCTACAAACCGGGGATTGAGTTGGGAATTGCTCCCATAAATTTCTTTTGCCTTTGCTTTCCCATTCGTTCCACCATTTCCCGGTTGCATCGGTGTTGGGAGTAATTTTAATGCTGCCATCCTGCCTATATTCAAACTGTGGCTGTCTGTACCATCCTTTGTTTTTCGCCTGCCGTTCTCTGTCAGTTCCGGTATCGTTTCCGGTTCCTGTGTTGTCGGCGTTGGCAGTAGCCCGTTGGTTGCGTAGTTGCTCAATCCCCATTGGCTGCTGTTGTCGCTGCGCCTGTCGCTGCAATCCGGAGTAGGCAACAAACCAGATTCTATCCCTTCGATGTGGAGCACCGACACCTGCAGCAGGAAGTAAAAACGGGAGCACTTCGTAGCCTGCAGCTTCCAGGTCAGCCTGCACCTCGTCGAATACCAGTCCCCCGTTCCAATTAGTAAGGCCGCGAACGTTCTCGCCCACAACGTAGCGCGGGGAAATCTCGCGAATTGCTCTAAGCATTTCGGGCCACAAGTGGCGTTCATCCTCTTTGCCGAGTCGTTTGCCTGCTGCGCTGTATGGCTGGCAGGGAAAGCCGCCGGTGAGCACATCAATTGCTCCGGCGTGAATAGTGAAGTTTGTTTTTGTGATGTCATTGTATGAAATTGAATTAGGCCAATAATGTTTAAGTAATTTTTGTCCAAAAGGGTTCCATTCGCAATGGAAAACGTTTTCCCATCCCATCCATTCAGCAGCCAGGTCAAAGCCGCCGATCCCTGAAAATAAGCTACCGTGTGTCATTAAAATAAATTTTCCGTTTCAAAATCTGGTGCGCTAACCGGTTCCGGTCCTGCGGGCGCTGTAAAGCTGCCTGGGCGCTCTGGCCCGCCCTGATTAAATAATACCTGCCATACTCTGCAGCTCCTGCCGTCTACCTTTCGATGGACCTGCTGAAAGGCCATGCGTGCCAATTCCTTGCCGAGCATATCGCGGCTAAGTTTCTGCATCGATAGCGTTTCAATCTTGTTTTTTATCTCGGTCGTCGTCATCTCTTCAAACCAGCCGCCCGGCTTTGGCTTACTAAGCCACCGTATCAGCATTTCATATTCTGTGCTGTAGTTTTCAAACCTCACCGTTTGGGTATTCAGCATTTCAATATCCTTTCGGCTGAGCTGGTACTCGTATCCTTCGCGGTACAAGTGATAAGCCTCCATCCAAAAATCTATCTTGTCTATCCTGTTGTACGCATCGGTGTCAATTGCAACCACCAGTATCGGTATAATACGCCGGTTACCTGTCGGATCGCTCAGTAGGTCATCTTCATTCGATGTGCCGCACATGTTAGCCAGCCGCACCAGGTCGACGTTATGCGCCCCGTATGGTTCCCGTACAGTAAATACTTTTTTGCTGAGGAGCGACTTCAAAGCGGATAATTCCTTTTTACGCTTTACCGCAAACTCGTCATCCATGACAAACCATTTTTGGGTCATCATTATATTAAAGTCGTTTTCCTTCATGCCGTCGGATATCTCGGCATAATACGGCTGCAGCTCTGCAGGGATAAGCCGCCGGAAAAATTCAGTTTTACCGGTACCATGCACCTTACCAGATAGGACCGGGAAGAGCGGATTTACTTCGCCGTAAATACTGGCAATGCATCCGACCGCCCACTTTTTGGCAAAATAGGCAACATACTGCGGCTCGTCGGTCTTGATCGTGGCAAAAAGTTTTTCAATTACGCCGGTCGGCTTGCGGTGATGGTTGTTGCTCAGGAACTCAATTAGCGGGTTATAAGCCGGCGTGAAGTTGCTGTTTATTATACGTTCAAACAGGTCATAAGTGAGTTTATCAAAAATCTTTTTGGCAGAAATATAGATGCTGTTCATGTCGACCTTATCCATCCCGACGCCGTTATTTTCAAACCGCCTGGTGATCAGGTTGCGCCTCAGTGAATAGTTGTGCCTTAACCACTGCTCTATCTGGTATATTTCGCTTTCATCCGATACCGCCGGGGTATGATCCTGTTCAAATACCCGCTGAACGACTGCAGCACTATCCTCCCGTTTTATGTTCTCGAATTTTTCGAGATTGGCCACGGTATCCTCCTGCGTGCGTTTCCCTTTCTTTGCCTGCGCCGCTGCCGTGATTATAATCTTACTCCGCTCACTGTATAGCTCCATGCCCGCCCGCTTAAAGTAATGGTACAGCGTTGCAATGGTAACGCGTTGCACACCCTTTGCTTTAAGGCATGCCGTGTATTGCTTATCAACCATGCGGCTATTAGCTGCCTGTGATGTGGGCCGGTAGGTGGCTGATGCGGCAGATATAACGTGGAAATAATCCCGGCCACCTTCGCCAAACTGGTCGGCCAGTGCAAACCCGCAATTGCGCCACTCCTCGTAATTTTCGCAAACATTGATGCACTCGCTGCTAACCTGAGCAATAAGCCGGGTAAAATCAGATTCAACAAATATTACCGGGTCAATCTTTTTCGGCGGCTTTGCTTTCGGGTATATCTCAAATTTGAGTGCGTCGGGGTTATACAACATGCCCGGGTCCCAACTGATATACCTTGCCCGGCTCGGGTTGACGCCTGTAGGGTCACACACGATGCCGTATTTTTCGCCTAAATATTCGCACAGGCCCGCAAATGCCTCACGGTGTTTTGCGCCGTTTATTTTGAACACGATGCATAGGCCATGCCCGCCAATGCTGGTAAAAGCCGCATAGATATAACGGTCGTTTTTTATCTGCTCCTTTACCGCCTCTGGGTCGATGTCGTCGGCGTCCATGCCGATATACCCGCTGTGCTCCACTGCACCGTCATCGGTTCGCCCTTCAAACTTGCCGGATAATGTAACGTATGGCACATTTGATTTTGCAACCCGGCGCTGCTCGGGGTCTTTTATCGTCCTTACCTCCAGTGTTTTATCTTGCCAGTGCCCTTCTTTTACTTTGTTTAGGAAAATATCGACGGGTATTTCCTGCCCGTTCTTAGTCTGCGTTATGCGCTGGTAAAGCAAGATGCTCGCCATAGACTTGACTGTTTAGATAGTTTTTGGTTATATTTTCATGCCATGAAGTCCACTTCAACCCTTTTAGTTCGGCCCACTCTTTGCCCTTTTCTCGGTAGAGTTGGAGGAGTAAATTAAAACTTTCCTGTGTCACTTCGCCCTTAAATTTTGCCGCCCGTGCAATCTGCCGGCCAATGTCAAACAGTGCGTAGTATTCTTTATACCCGCGCTGCTCTGCTTTTTTGGCCAGCTCCTGTACGTTTACATTTTTAGTCACCAGCACCAGGTTTACACCAGTGGCGTCGTATTGCTTTTTGCGTGGAAACTGAAAGCCGCAATATTTGCAGGTCATCGACTGCACCTGGATAATGCTGTCACATTTCGGGCAAAGTTTAACAGGTGGCGCGCCCTTCTTTTGCCGTGGCTTTGCCGGGTTGTGAAATATGTCGCGCCAGTCGCGATCGTCGCACCAGTCGCCCAGTTCCAAAGCATTGCCGCCCATGTCGATGATAATAAACTCCTCTTTGCCTGGGTAGGGCCTGCTACCCCTGCCAGTCGCCTGCAGCCATACGACTACCGATGTAGTAAGCCGGTTAAAGATTATTGTTTCGACACTGGGTATGTCGGTGCCCGTAGTGGCCACATCGACGTTACAAAGTATTGCGCCCGGCGTATTGGCAAACCAATGAAAAATAGCCGCCCGCTCATCCTTAGGCGTTGCGCCATCCACATGCCGGCATTGGTATCCTGCAGCGGTAAAGCACTCAAGCACCTTCATGCTGTGCTCAATGTTGCAATTGTAAATTATAGCCTTACCGCGCCCCACTTTTCGGTACCAATGCAGCGTATTTTCGACGTGCTTTGTCTTACTCATTTCCGTGCCCGTTTCACCCGCGTCAAACTCACCGCCTTTAAGATGAAAGCCGCCACGGTTTACCCCTTTTGCCGAGTAAGTACGATTTTGCACCAGCGATCCGAGCGCAATCAGTTCCCTGGGGTTCGGCCCTGTTATTATCTCGTCAAAGTAGTTTTTTAGTGGATCGCTTTTTTTACTGCTCAGTGGTGTTGCTGTGTAAGCCAGCAGGTAAGCCGCCGGGAAAAAATGGTATAGCTTTTTAAACTCGCCCCGGTGCGCTTCGTCGATGATCACAATTTTCGGCTGAGGTAAGTAGTTTGCATTTTTAGACAGGCGACGGAAAACAGTTTCTACCATACCTATATAAATTTCACGGTTATACACTCCCTTTGTGTCTGCTTCAATCATTTGTGCATCTTTGCCGCACCAGTCAAATATCGTGCGCCTGGCCTGCCTCATAAGCTCCTCGCGATGCACCAGTATAAGAATAGGCCCGTTTCCTTTCGCCAGTGCCCGCTTGCACACATTGGCAAATTCAACCGTTTTACCGCCGCCTGTCATTAGCTGCCGTATTACCCGCCGCTTACCTGCGGCAAAAAGCCTCGCCACCTCGTAAATGCCCGTTTCCTGGTAAGCTCTGAGCTGCATATCATTTGAATATTTCGGCGTGAGGTACTGTGTTTAATTCGCGCTCCAGGAAATGCTCAAACTTTTGCACCAGCTGCAAATTGCCTTTCTCAAATTTATACTGCAGCGTGTCGAGGCCGAGGTCTACCGAAACAAACTGATCAAGTTGACGTATGCCTTTTAGCCCTGCTTCATTTATTTTTTTTTGCAGCAGTTCATTTTTCTTTCTTTCATTTCGCAGCATTTCAAGGGATGTATTATGGATTTCCTGCAGCTCCATAATAATCTCGATAAGTTCCTGGGCCGGCACATTGGCCAGTTCTTTCTCTGTGTAGTTTGCCATCGTTTTTTAGTTTTGTATGGTTGTGAATAAAAAATAAAGATCGCCGTTGGTAAGGTGAAACATGCCCGGCGCAATGGCATGCACATCGTAATCAGTTTGGGGCAAAGCCATAAGCAGCGGCAAGGTAAGTGATACGTTTATTTTCGCCGTAAAGTTGCCGGTTGTTATGCTGTAATCCAGCATAGTACCGTACGCATCCTCTTTGTATAAAATACGGCCGTCGCCTATTTCCGCAATGACAAGTTTTTCGTTTGCCATCTGCTGCACGATACGCAAACCGGTAACCAGCTCAGCCGTGTTTATCGTGCTTATCTTTTCGCCCTGCTTAAATACCGCCTTAAAGCCCGGGGCTGTTGCCTCGGAAGATATAAACAAATGCCGCGTGCTGCCATCGGGTGATATGATGCATGTGTAATTGCCCGACTTCATATACATGCTGCCATCTTGCACTACTGCAGCGCATTGCGGGCTCATAACCATATTCGGTGCGTCGGGCGCAAATGTCGGGTAACGTATACCATAAAAACCATCCGAGGCATAGATAAAGCCGTCAACCACAAAAATGTTTTCGAGCGAGTGGCCTGCTGCATCTTTCTTAACAAATGCACATGCCATGTGCAGCGCATCGGCCTCGGCCTGGTTAAACACATAGAGCGGCTGGTCGTCCTCTATTTCCGGCGTCTTAGGGTATTCCTTTACGTCAAGCATTGTAAATTCAATGGTATTACTACCTGATACCAGCGCCACCTTACTGCCGTTTTGTGAAAAAGATATTTCCTCGTCCTTCGAAATGCTGAGGTAAGCCGCCAGCGGTTTCTCTTCAAACAGGATGACGCCTTTAAATGGCTTTGTAACCGGCGTCGATTCGATAAGCCAGGTATCCAGGCTGCTTTTTGTAAGCACCAGGCTACCGCCAATGCACTCGGCTTTGATGCAGGATAGCGCCGGTATAATGCTGTTCGGCTTTACGCTTTTTGACTTTGCGATGAATTGTTTTACTACTTCAGTTTTCATGTTATTTTTTTTTTTACACCAATTCGCCGTGCTGCAGCGTTTTGGCAATCCAAAAATCTGGTTTAATTAATACAGGTATAAACCT